TGACTAAATGACTGAATTACTCAATGATCAATCTGCGGACGGCACGAGCACGGAGCTCGTAGTCCTTGTGGTAGCGGTCCTGGTAGCCGAGGCCGAGGTCCTGACACCAAGCCCAGCCGGACTCGGATTCGTGGGCTTCGCAGGACCAGTACCAGCGGACTTCGAATTGATCCTTGAGGTTGGCGTAGAGCAGGGATTGCTCGCGGCGGGTGGGCAGGCTTGCAACGTATTCGCCACCTTGTTTGGCGGCCCATTCCATGGCTTTGTCCCAGGTGATGTCGTCCGCCTGGCTGGGGAGCAGCACCAGGTGATGGCTCGGCTCGCCATCCTTGCCGACGATCAGTCCGGCGTAGTGCTCGCCGGGGAGTAGATGGATGGTGACTTCCGGGAAGTAGAACTCGGCTGCAGGCTGGTTGGCCTGGGCCTCGAAGGTGGCGATCTTGGCGGCTAGTGCATCGGCATCGGACTTGATCGATTCAAGCGTTATGGGGGTCATAGCGTCCTCGAAATGACTGAATGATTAAATAGGCAATCTGCGGACGGCACGAGCACGGAGCTCGTCGTCCTTGAGGGTGTCGTGCTGGAGGCCGATGCCGAAGCTCTGATACCAAGCCCAGCCGGACTCGGTGTGGTGAGTCTCATTGCTCCAGTACCAGTCTTTTTGAAACTGGTCGCGGTGGTTGGCCCACAGCATGGCTTGCTCGACGCGGGTCGGCAGATCGCCGCCGATGCTCTTTGCCCAGTCCATCTTGGCTTGCCAGGTGGCGGCGTCGTTGTCGCCGGGCAGCAGGATGACGTGATAGATGTCGCCTGCTGTGTCGCCGATGGCGCCGACGTAGATCTCGCCTTCGGCGAGCGGGGGGAGTTGAAGTTGTTGCATGGGGGCTCCTGTGGTTAAAGTTTGTTCCAGTGCTGCGTGGTGCGTACTTCGTGAATGACCGTGGCGAAGGCGACGGCAACCTGGTCGTTGTCGACCAGCGATTTGACGGCTGCGTGTTTCATGGCGTCGGCCTCGTTCTCAAAAATCAGGTAGCTGTCGGCGACGATGTAGCGTTGGCGGATCGGTTGGTCAGAGGCCGGCTCGGCGGGGGTTTCGTCCCGCTTTGCCGCCTCAATGACTGTTGCCTTGCCCTCGGCCCGAGGTGTTGCTTGCCCGACGGGCTTAGCCGATGCTCGGCTGCGGCTGTTATTGGCCTCACCTGCCGCTGGGGTCTCGCTGGGTTGCTTCTTTGGTTTGCTGGGTTCTTCCTGAACTTCAGGGCGCTTCGACTCTTCTTCGTGGTGGCGTCGACCTTTCGGCGTGATCTGCCAAGCCAGTTCGTGGCGGCTGCTGTCCTCGACCTGCTTGATCTGGCCGGCGTTCTTCATCGCATTGCACGTCCAGCGCAGCTTGTTGCGCGGGATCTTGGTAGCGCGCTCAAGGTCGTCGTAGGTGCTGGTGCCAAGCTTGACCAGCGCTTCCAGGATTGATTGAACTTGAGTCATGCTTGCCTCAGTAAGAGCGGGGAGCTGGGTCAGGTAGGCGGCGGTCGATCATGTCGGCCGAGCGGGTATCGAGCCATTCGTTCCGGCGCCTGTTGGCGTCGTCGCGGGCTGCGTGGGCGGCGAGCAGCTGGTGAACGGTGGCGGCGATCTCGGCGTTGAGCGTCTTCTCGGCGTTGATCAGATCGGAGAGCATTTGCTCAAGGTCCTCGATGTGCTGCTCGTGCGACTTGACCTGCAGGCCAAACAAGTTGGCGTAGATCCAGTTGATCAGGCGGCGCATGGGATGTCCTCCAGTTGGGCGGACGTCGGGCTCTTGACCTTGACGGCAATCTTGGTCCAGCCGGCGGGAACAATTGGGCTGACAACGGTTCGTTGGCCGTTGCTGATGATGTGCATGCCGCGGGCCTTGGCGGCCTGGGCCACTTCGTCGAGCAGGGCGTCTTCGCTGAAGATAAGGGCGGTGATCATGCTGCCTCCGCAATTGCCATCGGCTCTTGGTACATATTGATGGGAACAGTGAAGTCGAGAAGATGGATGGAAGAGGTGACCGAGTTGCCGATGTCGCCGGGATCTTCGGTACGTATGGACAGACCGAGCGCATGAATGGCAACCCGTGCCCGAGCGTGGTTTGAAAGGATGAGGACGCGCACATTGACTTCGCCGCTTTGGTGGCTAGTTACGCAAGCAGCGGCACTGGTGTAGTACTCATCGGCGACCTTGTTGTTGATTTCCTCGGCCAAAGCTTCGGCTTCTGCGATCAGGCCAGCGGCGGCAATAAGTCCGACCCGGCGATCTGCAAATTCCTTGTCAAGTCTCGCCAGTTCTTGTTCCAGCATCCCCATGATTGCCTCCTCAGATCAGTGCCGGCTGAACGGGCGCCGACTTTCCCTTGTTGCCAGCCTTCGCGCCGCAGGTGATGGCGATGCGAATGGCCGGGATGCTCATTGCCTTCTCGAAGCTCATGCCCGTGAACGACAGGCCGGTGCGACGGTAGAAGGCGCGCTGCTGTTGTTCGGTGTGGGTCATGTCAGCCTCTAAATTGATGAATGACTAAATGACCAATCTGCGGACGGCACGAGCACGGAGCTCGTTGAGCTTGCGGTCGTCGTACTGGTCGCCGTAGCGGAAGTTCTGATACCAAGCCCAGCCGGACTCGGATTGGTTCGACCAGTAGGCGCTCGGCTTGAATTCATCCTTGGCGGTGGCAAACATCAGCGCCAGTTCGACGCGGGTGGGCAGATCGCCGCCTTGTTCCTTGGCCCAGGCCATTGCGTCGTTCCAGTTGGCCTCGATGTCGCCAGGCAGAAGGATGATGTGGGTGGTAGTGCCGTCGGCAGAGACGATGCCGCCGATATAGCGTTCGCCTTCGTTGAGTTCTGGGGTGGTGGTGATCATGGTTGGCTCCGTTAAATATCTGTAACTATGGTTACACATAGAAAAGCAAAAAGCAACCATGGTTACTGTTGGAGCGAAAAAAAACCGCCGGGTGGCGGTCGTTCTCGGGTTGATATTGGCTATCTAATTGCCCACTTGAGGTCGTACATCTCTTTTGTGCAATGCTTGTTCCAGTCAGAGGGCTTTTGGCTACTTCTGTTTTTGAGAACGACAAGAAATTCTCGGTTAATTCCACCAAACCCATTTTTGGCCCGGTATTCAACACAGGCAACCGTTGAGTCATCATTGATGTGCATGGTTTCAATGATCAGAGAATCTGGGTCTCGAAGTGTCTTTTTGAGGTTTTCAGCAACTGCCCTGGCCAATCCAAACCTGAGAGTTTCGCTGGCATCCTTTGCTTTTTCGGCGGCTGTTTTTTCTGCAGGCCGCTGGGTAGTTTGGTTCCCGACGATAGATATTGCGATGACTAGCAGCATGAATCCAACGAGAACAATTTTTGTTGCGCTGGGTGGGCGCTTGACTTTGGCGCCGCACTTTGGGCAGGTTGTTGCTTCGCTGCTTACCTGATTTGTGCATTCATGGCATGTTATGAGGCTCATAAATAATGTCCTTATCGTATGCCGGTATTCTAACCCCAGACCAAGCGCAGTCGAGAGGGGGTTAGTCTTTTTGCTCGCTGCGCTTCTCGAAAGCTGCAAGTGCTCTGTCAGCCAACCAGATCATCTGTTCCCGATCCTTTGAATCTGCAACATGGTAGGCCTCGATAAGTTTTCTGATATTGGGCTCCGGTTCGCGTGCTGACAATTCAGTCACTACTGGTGTGGCTGAATACGCCACCCTTGGTTCGCCATTGAATGGTGTGTTGTCGATATTTGGCTGGGTGTTTGCTTGGTGGCATTCGTCAGCGACAACGATCATCCCGCGTAATAGCAGGCCGACATCGACGTTGTACTTGTCGCAGAAGGCCAGAAGGTTTCCAAGCTTCATGTTTGCCGTATCGCCGGTTTCCCATTTCAGGTAACCCTGTCGAGAAACACCAACCTTGCCGGCGGCCTTTGCGGGGCTATCTCCAGCATCGGTTCGAATTTTTTCGATCAGCGAGGCAAGGCTGCTTTTTTCCACGTAAGTATGGTTACATACTGGCACGTAACTATGGTTTGCATGTACCGTGCAACTATGGTTACAATGTCCGTTATGGATCATTCTGACTCTCCAATCATCGATCGTTTGGGCGGTAATTCCGCCTTGGCAAAGATGTTCTCTATTTCTTCTCAGGCCGTTTCAAAGTGGCGAAAAGAGGGGATTCCTGAGGCTCGCCGTATGTATCTGAAGTTGGCGCATCCGAGTGCGTTCGATGAGCTTGAGTCCAGCCAGCGCAAAGAGGCCGCCTGAGATGATTACCGTCAATTTCCACATTCCGGATTCTTTGCGCGATCGCGTGTCGTTCCAAGATCGTGTCGAAGACGGGAAGCGGCTTGTCGACGTGACCATCGAAGGCCCCGAAATGATCCTGCCGCTCCGCCGCAAGCCCTGCGGAAAGCTGGCTATTGGGACTGAAGGTTCTTGCAAATTTTGCGAAAGAAGTTTTCTGCTCGGTGCAGCGCGACTTCTTGAAGCTGCTGCGCATCGACTCCGTCGTCGATTTCTGATCCGGGCGGAACGGTCAGCTTGTAGCGCAGCTGGTCGGAGAACTGCTGAATGAACAGTTCGCCCTTGTCTGGATATCCGGCCAGCATGGCGCTGACGACCTGCGTCAGCAGCATTTCGTGCAGTGTGAGCTGGGCAAAGATATCCGTGTTGATGTGCTTCTGTTCCATGGCCATGCCTTTCCTGATGATGAATGAGTGGAATCGTGATTCTAGCGGTTATGGCATGGCCGCCAAGTTGTCTCTCCTTGCGGCATTGCATCGCCGCTTGTTGGCCGGCTTTGCCTTCGGGCGGCCGGCCTTCTTTTTTCATTTGGTTGCTTGCCATGACTGACTCCGTGTTTTCGATGAGCCCAGTATGGCTTTTTGTTTCATCCGTGTTTGCTGAGGGGGTTTGCCATGTCTCAGCGTGATCCGATTGACGCCCTGCATGCTGCTTTGCTGGGGATGGATGGTGGTATTTCCGGCGCCGCCAAGGCTATTGGCCGGTCGCCAGGCATCCTGCACAACAAGTTCAGCGACGCGATGCCGCACTACGAGGTGACGGCCCGCGAGGCGCTTGCCCTGGCGGACTATGCCAAGACGACGGCGTATGTCGAGGCGGTCTGTGAGCACTTCGGCGGGACTTTCCTGCCGCTGCCGTCTGGCAAGGCGGGTGACGATGATGTGCTGCAGGCGTACCTGGACATCATTCAGCAGATGGGCGAGTTGTCGAAGGAGTTTACTGAGGCGCGGGCCGATGGTGTCATCGAGCCGGCCGAGTTTAAGGCGCTGGCCCTGCGCGGCCATCGGACGGTGGCGGCAGTGGTGCACATGCTCAACGAGCTGAATTCAATGGTGCGCGATCTTCCTGCGCCAGTTGTTGGCCTGAGGAAGGCTGGCTGATGCCTACGCCGCCGGCAAGCATGTCCGATCGCTCGGGAAAAAT